CAGAAACAACAAAGGAACGGCAAGACAACACTTCATAAGAGTGTTTAACAATTTATTGAATCTATCCATGTCGCAAAGATAAACATTTAATGCGGACGACGCAAAATTAAAGCAGCGCCAAGACGAGAAGCAGGTCCAGCAAGTTCACCGTAATCGCGTTTGAGACGTTCCCAATTTCGATAATGATATCTTGTAACAGGTTTTTTCTCACCTTCACTACCGGGAAGATTGCTTAACCAGAAAGTGGTCTCTTCAATAACGCGATCATATTCTGCTTCAGAAAAACCAAGTTCTATTGCAATCATGCGTAACTCTTTTTCGTTTCGCGCATGCTCATCTTTAAGTAGCTTAAGCGTAGCTTCCAAATTTGGAATTTCAGCCCGTATTTTCTCAATTTGAGCCTGCGTTAACTCATATTCAGAATTCGCTTTAAACCAAGCAATAGAGACCATTTGCTGATTGTACCAGATTCGCTCCTCAACTTCTTCAATCTGCGCATTCGTTAAATTACGGTGCGCAACATCATTCCAAAGGTCAGACTGAAGTTTTTCGTTGCGTTTTTTTAGGTTTTCATACTCCGCGGAAGAGATTTTTACCTTAGTATCGAATACCTTACGCTCGAATTCAAGGTCAAGGGAATTCAAATCATTTGCAGTCTTTTGTCCAATAACACGCTGTTCTGTGAGATTGTTCGTAAGTTCCTGACCGCGTAAGAACTCTTCATGATCGGGAGTCTCCGAACGGGTCTTTTCTGCGTCGGCCTTTAACTTGTCAGCCTGTGCCAAGGCTAAAATACCTTGGATTGGGTCTAAGTGAAAGGGAGAAGTAGCGAGACCAACACCAGAACCTCCGGGAGTGCTACCGGAGGGAACATGGCCGGCTTGCTGGGTGGGAGTATAAGAACCAGCGGTGCCAAACGCAGCCGTAGGATTTATACCAGCATTTTTATAACGAGCGGCAACAGCGGCAGGGTCGTTATACTTTCGTTCATCATCAATAGCTGCCTGCTGGGCGGACATTTGAGTTTGAAAGAACTGATTTTGTCGTCGAAAATCGCGTTGCGCCTGAGCCTCGTTGAGTTCAGATTGACGATACATGGTGGCCAAATTGTTATAGTGCTGTTGTTCGTTACTAAATATGTCCGAAAACATACTAAACAGGCCACCGAGAATTGGAAGTCCCATAATCTTTTTTTTTATCAAGTCAGGGGGACAGCGTGAAAATTTATTGTTAAATTTCCACACTTAGCATATATTATCAAGTCTATATATATGCTCCCCCTGACTTGCGATCATCTACTCCGTTTGCGCAGGCGGCTCAGCGCCTGACTCCGAATCTGCTCGATAGGGCGCGAGGTCACCGGTAACCGGAGCGTCTGCAGCAGGCAAACCGGCCATCAAATTCGCTTCACGCAAATCCATCGGGTCCGAGCGAATATTACCGACCGGGTCGACGGTCCAGAGTCCGGAATCGTCGATTTCATCGGCTTCATCCTTGCCAAGGTCGGCAGGAATGAAATCCGGGACGACGCCCTCGGCGTAAAACATTCGAACGACTTGCGGAATTGTAAAGCCCGGCTTTATATTCCGCGTGGGCTCCCAGCCAGAAGCGGGGGAGCCCTCAGCTACACGTTTTTCGTATGGTCTCATAGATGGGGCATTATACGTTTGAGAACGGTTGAACGAGTGCGGTTAGTAATATGGAACTGCACTAAGAAGTTCATCGCGTCAGGGCTCTGAACCGCAAAAGATTGATTCCAGATTGTAGGGTCAATGTATGCCGAGGTAATGATATTACCAACGGGACCCTCGTTAATGGTGTCGTTCGGGTTCACAAGAGGTAATTCCTTAAGGAAGTCACGAGCAAGAACCCACGAACGTTCCGTAGTACAAAATGAACCACGGATACGATTTACGGCGGTCATATACTCGATAAACGCCGGTTGCTTACCGACCGAATTTTCAAACGAACGCTTTTGTGTCGCCTGAGCCTGCTGAAAATCCTGTTGAACCCACCGATCACTCGGATACTGCGAAGCGCAAAGGTCCGAAACAAGGACATCCTGTAGACCAATGCCGTTAAAATCCGGGTCGAACATGTCGGACAACTTCGTGTGAAGCGTCCAACGCTCAAGGCGCTGATAATAGTCAACCGACGGGACAATGGAGGCAACAGCCATAATATAGCCGGGACGATCTGCCACAAAGTGAAAACGACGCGAACCGGCATAACCAAGACCGGAAGAACCTTTGTCACCAAGATACTGCTTTTCACCGTCACCAAGATTAGCCGAGGTGGTCGCACGAATATCTTCAAAAATGATATCCGTAGTTGTAGAGCCGAGGAACGTGGGCATATCGTCCATTATCTTCGGAGTGACACCGAAATGAATGCGAACCCAATCCTTAAAAGTACCATTCGAAAGGGCATCTTTATTCATTGAGTTCCACAGTTTTTTTGCTGTCACAAACTGGTCAATCTGGAACGTATCGCCGGCGGTAGAGACCTGAACCGAAGCTACATTTTTTTCGTAAAACTCGGAATTGAGAATTACGTTCATCATATCCGGCATATAGGTGCGGAGAGCGTAACCACCGAGAGGGAGGTGGCACTGGCCGAAGCTCTCAGTAAAGCCAGGAGTAAACCCAAGGGCGCCACCATTCACAGGAAGTGTCAAAAAAGCGTCATCGAGGTCGGAAAGACGTTCCCAGGCAAATACGCCACTTTCGCTAAAGCCGCCAAATATAGGGAATCTGTCTTCCTGACGATTCGCATAATAATGTCGGAAAATATCCCAATACATAAGCAAAGGGATAGCGTTGTGCTGCTGACCGTCAGCCAAAGAATAGTCACCGGGATAACCGAGGTGCGCGAGCAGTGAAGAGGGGTCTACCCGATACATGGAACCCGAAGCAGCCTTAGCCGGAAAGGTCGGGAAATTTACGTCGAGTTTACCGGTAGCGCTCACCTTCATAGTACCGTTTCGCCAAAGTTTAGGGCAATAGAGCGAGATACCGGCGAAAAAAACTTCAATCTTCAACTTATACGAACCGTAAAGAGGAGAGAGAAGCGCCTGCGTATTGACTAACGAATTGAAGTCCAAATACTTATCGTCACCGGCGTTAACCGGTTCGACAAGAATTGGAACGATAGGACCGACCGCGAATGAATCGCGAAAATAGTGGTCTAAATTGTGATGCGCCATTTTAGGCGGTTTTTGCACCAATTTTGGGAAAATTGCCATAATTTAAAATGGATAATCGTTTGTGTCGACTGGGTTTAACATTGTATCCTCAAAAGGATGATCTTGCATGACTTCGCTAAAAGGCCTGCCATACATTAAAACGGTTTTCGGTCGGGAAGTTGCATTGGGGCGCGAGCGTCCGGCCCGTACAGAATCCGCAAACACTTTGTTTCGAGCCTGCGCAAAGGTGAGAGGGTCGTTATAGGTTGTCCCTGCGAAAAACTTTTTATAGGGTCCGTTGTCCTCGGATAATTTTGCTTTAAAACGTGCAATTTCAGCAGGAGAAAAAATTTTATCCCGATAATAACGAGGAAGAGCGTACACGTAATGGTCGAAATAGCAATACAGGTTAATAGGACTATCGGCAGAACCGGAGTGGTGCCAGTCTGTCCACCTTGATTGCTCGGTGTAACCTTTACCGAGTCCAGGAGAGGAGAAAACCATGGGGGAGTGCCAGCGAACCGAGGGTTTCGTAATGTATTTCGTAGCGTAGCCGAGTTGCCGGCATGAACGAAGCGGAGAGGAACGGATAAAACCGTAACTCCATGCTTTTTCCCATATGTCGGAGGCGAGAACGACGTCCCAGACGAAACCATGGAAATGAAGCCGGCCGAAGTCTTCGCCGAGTTCCGAAACAAACCAGCGTTTCGGGGACTTGCGACCGTCGACGTAATAGCGAAGACGGTCAACGAAAGAACGAAAACGAGCCGCAACAGCAGCCCGCGAGTTAAAGCGCTCATAATTTTGTGGATTGATTGTTAAAGTTAAACAGGTACACGACCTATGTTTACCGTAGAGATGTTCATGCAAAAGCCGAACACGCCAAGAAGCAGATTTATCGCGCAAACATCCTAAACACTTACCGC